ACCTCTGAACTATTCGCCCAACTCCCCCGGCAGGAATCGAACCTGCAGTCCTACGATTAACAGTCGTTTGCATTACCGTTATGCTACAGAGGATTATTATACTCTTTATTTGTCTTGAAGTAGAGTTTATAATATCTCTTCTTCATTTCATTAAGAGTATCCATATCATCTTGAAACCCCATGTATTTACATAGTTGGGAAGACCCTTCCAACTCACTAATTAATCTTAGTATATTGACAGGGTGTCTTTCAAGTCCTCCAAAATCATATTGTGACATAATAATAGTTTGGAGAAAGCGGAATACCAGAATCGAACTGGTGACGAAAGGTTGGAAACCTTTAGTTTTGCCTCTAAACTAATTCCGCGAGCGACTCAGATAGGATTTGAACCTATGACCGACTGCTTAGAAGGCAGTTGCTCTATCCAGCTGAGCTACTGAGTCATATCTTTTTAACTTTGCCAATGATAATGGTAAAAGTTCCCTCTACGATCACACATAGGATCTTCTGCAACTACACGATAGGGCAACATACGTTGTCCTTTGAAACTAGTTCGATCACCAATAATCGAATATGCTTCCAGAAGTTTGTTTGTGTTTTTTAACCTAGCAATAACACTAGGTTTAGCAGATGGACGACGGTAAAAGAAACCTTCGTATTGACCAGGAGCATAAACTACATCGGCAACATTATTAGGAAATACAGGAGAGTTAACCCTATTAAGGATAGAAACTGCAACGCAGTATTCATCATTAGTTCCAGTTGCTGCCTCAACCTGCACTGCTCGCGCAAGATGATCGTAGTCAACGGCACTAAGTGCCAGGATTGTTTCCAAAATCAAAATAATCTTTCCTGTAGTAACGTCCTAGGATATTGCTATTATAGTAGGTAGGCGTCCCATTGTCAAGTGCCTCAGTCAGAACATTGTTGATGAAGAGTTGGCGCGTCTCTTCAAAGTTTACACGGCCGGGAGTGGTGTGTAAGGATATGATTTCTCTAGCAAAAGATTCCCGTCCATATTGCTTAACATCTTCTGTAAGTTCTGGACAACTTCCATAGTACTTTTTCCAGTTACTCTCACTTGTAACTCTTCGCCGCTTGCCAGTATTAGAACTAATTCTAGGCTTTCGTTTCTGCCAGAAGTATTTTCTACCGATATAGGAACGGTTCGTGGTGCTACAGGTAATTTTGTAAACAAAACCATAGTTGTCCCCAATAAGACTCCCGTTAAAGACGCTGCCACGATAGATCCAGGGATTGGGGTACTCAGGGTACTCTTGAGTTTCTTCCACATGTTTATAATGTTCTTTCCTTATTTATTAGGTGGTTCCTCATGAAACCACCAATCATCAATTTGTTTTGCTTCTATCTTTTTTTTGATTTTAGAGTTTAAAATCAGAGAAAGTATCTTTTTTAACATCTTGTTTAATTCCACCTACAACGTAAGACTCAACTTCCGTTTCTTGTGGAGCAACTTGAAGACCTTTAGAAGAGATCCAATGCTGTGTCCAGGGAAGAGGATTATTTTTAGCAGCAATATCATAAACAGGTTTAAGTCCAATCGCTTTCATACGACGATTAGCAATCCACTCAACATACTGTTTGAGTAAAGCATCATTCAAACCAATCATACTGCCATCTCTGAATAGATGGTCTGCCCATCTCTTCTCTTCGTTTACAGCACGATCAAACATTGCATAAGTCCACTCTTCTTCTTCCTTCATGATTTGCTTCATTTCAGGATCATCTCCTGCTTTCCACTTATTCAGAATGTTCTGAGTGATCGCCAAGTGTTGATTCTCGTCTCTTGCAATAAGGGAGATAATTTTTGCTGAACCTTCCATAAGTTTGAGTTCACCGAAGGCGAAACTACAAGCAAAAGAAACATAAAAACGAATACCTTCCAGTATGTTGACATTCGCAACTGCTCTGTAAAGTTTACGTTTGACCTCTTTGATTTCCCATTGTGCAGATGGCGAATCTTTAAAGTCAGACTGCCACATATTACCATTGCCCCATGTTTGGGCATTATTAATAAAGTCATCATATGACTCCGTAACACTTCTAGCGCGTTCTAGAATGCGTTCGTCAGAGATAATATGATCAAATACATCACTGGGGTCAGAATAGATATTTTTGATGATGTAAGTATAGGAACGACTATGGATCATTTCCATAAATCCCCATACTTCCATACATGCTTCTAGTTCAGGCAGAGAACAGTATGGAATGAATGCCATACCAGGACCACGACCCTGAATAGAATCTAGCATGATCTGATACTTCAGGTTAGAAGTATAGATGTGCTTTTGCTCTGGACGAAGCAGTTGATAATCACCACGGTCTTTCTGTAGAGACACTTCTTCAGGTCTCCAGAAGTATCCAAGTTGCTGTGTAGTTAGTTTTTCAAAGATAGGATACTTGTATGAATCATACCTTTGAATGCCCAAAGGAGCACCAAAAAACATTGGTTGCTTCTTTGTGTCGTGAGGGTTGGTATTAAATACCGTCATTCCCTTCACTGTATCTGCGGTCTCCTTAGGTTCACCGCTGTATCCTCCACTGAGTTTAAACTGCACAGGATTCACACTCTCCCTCCTCGGCTTGTTCTAGTTGGTTTAATATGGTTTCAAGTTCAGACTTATCCTCTTCCACCTCATCAGTCTTGATGTCGTAGGTGTTTTGATAGTATGAAGTCTTCCATCCATACTTATATGTAGTCAGAAGATCATTTGCCATGACGGAAACTGGGACCTCATTGTCTGGATAGTTCTCTGGATTGTAACTCCAGTTACCAGAAATTGCCTGGTCAAAGAACTTCTGCATCACAGCAACAATATTAATGTAACCTGTGTTATCAGGCATCTCCCATAGCAATGTATAGTTCTGCTTCAATGATGAGTACTGAGGAACAATTTGCTTAAGGGGTCCTTTCTTTGATTTTTTAATGGACAAGAATCCTCTAGGTGGTTCAATTCCATTTGTTGCGTTTGACACAACGGAACTGCTCTCCGAAGGCATCTGTGCGGACAGTGTGCTGTGTCGGAGTCCGTACTTAACAATAGATGCCCTAAGACCATCCCAATCATGCGCCAACTCCTGTGTAATAAGGTCATCAACTTCCTTCTTATATGTATCAATTGGCAGGATTCCTTCAGAATACTTAGTACGTCCAAAGTATTCACAATGTCCTTTCTCTTCCGCAATACGATTAGAGGATTTTAGTAAGTAATATTGGAATGATTCGGAGAGTCCATGAACAGCATCCCATGCCTCCTGAGACCCGTAAGAGAACCCCAGTTTCGCCAGGTAATGGGCGAGACCAATAAATCCTACTCCAAGCGATCTCCGTGCCTTTGTAGCGATTTCTGCTGCCCGTACAGGATACTCCTGATAATCAATCAACTCTTCTAGTCCACGCACTGAAAGATCACAAAGATCTTCAAGTTCTTCATCGGAACGAATTTTACCTACATTAACAGCAGATAAAATACACAGAGCAATTTCACCAGGCATCTCTTCATCAATATGATTCAGAGGATCTGTTGGAAGAGTAATCTCTTGGCAGAGGTTACTCATATTTACTTTGTCCTTAAAGGATGAGTGACTGTTGCAGTGATCGATATTCATCAAATACAAACGACCAGTCTCTGCTCTCTCCTTCAGAATATCCAGAATGAGTTCTTGTGCGCCGACAGTCTTTCTTGGAACAGACTCATCTCGTTCAAACCCCACATATAGATCATCGAACCTGTCAGTACCAAAGGAATCATACAGACCCGGTACGTCATTCGGTGAGAACAAGCTAATTTCTCCATTCTGGATGAAACGCTCGTAGAAAATCTTTGATAGTTGGATTGAGTAGTCAAGTTTCCTCACTCGGTTATCTTCTGTTCCCTTATTATTCTTAAGAACAATAATGTCTTCTATTTCTTGGTGCCAGATTGGGAAGTGGACGGTTGCTGATCCACCACGGATTCCATTTTGCGTACAGCATCGTACAGTTGATTCAAACTTTTTAAGGAAAGGAATAACACCTGTGTGCTGAACTTCTCCTCCACGGATTTTGCTGTTGATTCCGCGAATCCTTCCAGCGTTGATGCCGATTCCAGCCCTTTGCGCCACATAACGGCCAATGGCCATGTCAGAAGTAAAAATACTATCCAAGGTGTCGTCAACATCAACAAGAACGCAAGACGCGAACTGGCGTAAAGGAGTTCTGACTCCTGCCATAATTGGTGTTGGGATGTTGAGTCTGTGCCTGGAGATGGCGTCATAATACCTTTTTACATAAGACAATCTAGTTGCCTTAGGGTAGTCTCGGAAAATAGTCAACGCGATCATGATATACATGAACTGCGGTGTTTCGTAGACTTTGCCTGTGCTTCTGTCTTGTACTAGGTATTTATCCACAACCTGCCGCAATCCGGCATAGGTGAACATAAAATCTCTATCATGATCTACGAAAGTCTCCGCTTTCATAATCTCTTCTAAAGAATACTTTACAAAGATATCTTTATCATAGATATTATCATAAGCCAGTTTAGTAATATGATTTACTAGATCCGGCAACTCATGCATCTTACCAAACAACTGCTTTCGCAAAGAAAATAGTAGAAGTCTAGCAGCAACGAATTGATAGTTAGGATGCTCTAGATCAATAAGGTCAGAAGCACTCTTAATCAAAATCTCTTGAATTTCTGCTGTAGTAATACCATCATAAAATTGAATACCAGAGGTCATCTCAACTTGACTCGCAGAGACCCCTGCAAGACCTATGGTTGCCTCTTCAACCATTGTATGCATCTTATCAAGGTCAAGCTTCTCAATCTGACCATCTCTCTTCGTAACCTTTAAACCGTTGCTCATTTCTTCTTCCAAGTAGTAAATTTGAGTTTTGCTTCTAGTCCACTGTAGACATTAGATTCTACAATCTTTTTCACATTTAGTCCATTGAGAACCATATCATTAATATCCTTCTCTCGGATATTAGATGGCCATATCACTACGGAGTCGCCTCTATCGATAGTGCGTCCGATACGCCCGACGATTTCACTGTTTCTTGGTTCGTTATCATAGACCCAAACAGGATTGCTAATCCCCCAGTTACTAATATCAAGATCAGCTCCGCACATAGCAATCGCATTTGGAATGAATGTGCTGTCGAATGGTCCTTCTGTAATGAAGACTGGAGTATCTCTTTTGATTTTATCAAGTCCATAGATTTTTGGTTCATCATCGCCCATCATTATGGTTAAGTATTTAATAGGGTTTGTAGAGAGTGCTCTGCCCTGAACCCCAATAAGTTTTCCTTCTCTAATAAGAGGAATAACAATTCTTTTTTCTCCAAACTTTACACTATCAAAAGTATCAGGTTTGATTGTGTTTATAAACTCTTTAAAGTTTTCAGCATAATAAAACTCCCCACTAAAGATTGCTCTTGACTCTAGATATACCTTCGATTCCTGCACCTCAAAGGCGTTGGGTAAATCAATCTTTACCTTGGTATCAAAAGATGGTTTAGAAGTCTGTACGGTACGGTACACATCCTCTGGAGAGTCCGCAACAAAGTTCTTACCAGTCTTCCCAATCTTAAACTTTTCAAATATGTAGTTCTTATATGTTGTAGGATCCAGACTCTTAAGAAAGTTATTGAAAGACACACTCATTCCACAGTTATGACACTTGTAGTTAGTATTGTTCTTTACACTATACAAATATCCTCTTGCCTTACTTTTGTTTCTCTGCGAATCACCACAGATGGGGCAACGAAAGTTGTATAGTTCTGGTTTTACCCTTTTGAACTTTGGAAGTCTTGATGATATAAGATTGATGTACTTAACATCAATATAATCCATTTCATTCAGTCTGAGTTCTCTCTATTGTAGAAGGGTATGGTTGAGTTGTCAAGATCTTTGAGAACAGTCCAGAGTTATTTGTAATCAATGTTATTACTGTCACAGCACCCATTGACATCCAGACACGTTTCTCTAATCCACGTAGTCTTTGCAGTACACTGTCATGATCTGCGTCCATTTTATCACGGAGTTTGTCAATTTTTGCAAAGAGTATGGAGTCAACTTCTTCTTGTTTAGTAATTCTCTCTTCATGAACAGCAAGCATTCTGCTAACTGTAGTATTTACCTCACTAAGTTTTTCAATGGCAGCATCAATTTTAAGTATTATTGGCTTCAAGTCCTCTAGTTTTTGTTCTACCAATGCTAACTTAACTTGATCGTCCATTTTTAGGGTCGAAATAAGGGTTGAAGTTTCTAGCAGTTTTGGATTCTTTTCTTTTCTGTCTCTTGTCTTTTCTATCCATCAAATCTTTTATTGCTCTTCTTACAAACTTATTACGTCCATCAAACTTCATCTCTCTATCATATCCTGCAGTAGGACCTTTAGCATCAGAAGAAGCACTAAAACCACCAGACCCACCCGGAGGATTTGCTACCATACCTTCTTCATTCACATGAAACTCATGGTACATTGCTGTGCGAAAAGCATCCACAAAACGGTCAATCTTTGACTTCTCCATTGGTCATCCTTTTTAGTTCGGTCAGAATAGTATCATCTAAATCTATCTCATGAATATAAGTACGGGGATACTCAGGCAATCTATCTAAAAAGACTACAAAAGTTTTTACCATACCCCAGAGTTCTCTATCAATTTTAAAGAACAACATAGGGGTGGTAGCATCCCCAAATATATTATAAAGAATAATGAAATGATTAATCAAAAGATGAAGCTTCAAATCATTATTCAATTTGTATCTTTTAAGGAGTCTTTTGATATACCTAAAATGATTTAGGTCTTTATCAAAGTCATCCTTTGTAACCGCTTGAGGGTTCTCATAGTGTTTAATGGCGAAGAGAAGAAAGTTCTTCTCGTTCAATTCAGAAAAATACATTCATCAAGTGGGGGGATAGAGGGGTTGATTACCAGTATGGATACCAGAACCAGCAACTAAGACTTCAGATTTGACTCTCAGTTCTCCAGCATTATCAATATAGGTTGTAACTCCAACCCATCCAGCGTGTGCTACGCCATACTGTGCTGTTTCGTTTGCGTTGGTGATAGCAGTGGTGCCAATACCATAAGCATACTTATCATAACCACCGTGATAGCGTCCAAACTCAAGAAGAGCACCTTGAACCTTAGCATTAGTAATAGTTGCGCCAAGAGCAACGACATAAGGGTCAACAACAGTGATTATAGAACCAACACCAACTGATTGTGCAAGTTCTGTATCAAAAGTAACTGAGGTTGCAGCAACAGAAACTACACCAAGTGAAACTTGCTGATTGATATTGAGTTTAGAGAACTCAGAACCAATAGCAGGAACTAAAGTAGTATCGAAGAATACTGTCTTAAATCCTACTGGAGACAGATTATTTGCAGCGATTGTCGCAGTTCCAAATGATAAGATAGGAATATTTTTAGTTGCGCCATCAACAT